GAGCATTGGGTTGATGCCCGCTGCGAGCATGTCTTGCACTCCGCGTTGCCACTCGGTGTTGGCCATGTGTTCTTCCCATGCGCGGTTTTCGCGATACAACGCGATGTTCCTCCTGTTGGCTTTCTTGGCCTCTCTGGCGCTGAAGAGGTTTCCACCGATGGAGAAGCCGCCCTGTACTGCGGCGGCTCCAGCTGGTGATCCCATGAATCCGGCAAATCCTCCTGGCATGTTCTTCTCCTTACAGCCGGTCGATGCCCGGCACGCTGTATGCCGGCATGATCCTGGCGACGGTTGAGTCGTGGGCGACGTCCATGATGATCTGCGCGCTCCACTGTGTGCTGGTTGCGGTGTTGATCGCGAGGGACCTCCCGAGCGTCTCGAAGGTCTTGTCTGTGATGAACTCGGCGTTGAGCGCCGGTTCTCCGTCGAACTCTTCTGCGTAGTGCCACCAGTCCAGGGGTGCCGGTGCTGTTGACCTCAGGACCCCGGTGATCTCGTTTGGCGTGTAGCGGTATTCCGCGCCTTGTTCCTGGTATCCCCATGTCGGGACGGCCGGCGCGCCGGCGGCCGGATAGTAGACTTCGCGTGTGTCGACGGCCTGCTCGCCCAGGTGTGAGAATTTCGGGTCCCAGAAGTCGAAGCGCGTGTTGCGCGCGATCCAGTGTCTCCGTATTCCCTGCTGGTAGGTAGGTGTTGCCCTGGCCCATGCCAGGCCAATGATGTAGCCATGCTCTGTTGCTGCGTAGTTGAACGAGCGGTTCTGTCCGACTGCGTGCATTTCCGCGCCCAGGTTGCCGATGGCGCTTGCTGTGTCTCCGGGTTCGGCGTCGTACGCCGCTGTCTGTGCGATTGGGTTGACCGATACCGGGATCTTGTTTCCGCCCAGGTATTCGGGCCTCTGTAGCCTGTAGTCCGGGCTTCGTACGCCCCATGTTGCGAGCAGGTTTTCGACGTACCTCGATCCTCCTCGTGCATCACGTTCGAGGATCTGCTGCGTGATCGACGCCAGGCGTATGGCGTTGATCGTTGCGCTTGTTGCGCTGGCCAGGTCGGCTTGCAGGTTGCTCGGATAGATCTGGTTGTCCTGGGTGATGCCACCCAGGGCGCCCTGGTAGACCTGGTTTTGGTTTCCGGCGGTACCGGTGTGTAGTACGTGGCTAGGTTCCGGGTCTGTACCGTCGTCTTGTAGCACCCGCAGTGGTGCGTGTACTCCTGTCACGACATCTGTAGCGGAGGTCACTACCGGAGCGAATTGTCCGAGCGGCAGCTGCACGCTAGCGCCCTTCTGTGCGAACGGCAGAGAGCTTGTGATGTAGTCGTGACGCTTGTTGATGCGTAGGGGCATGCCGTCCCAGGGCGTTCCATCCTGGTTGATGGTGTCCCACTCCACCTGGTTGCTGTAGCTGGTGTCCCAGGTCCACGGCTCCTGGAGGTTTTGGTCTCGGATCCACTCGTTGTAGATCATGAAATATGCCCACGTTGGTAGGGCGTTGATGGCGAACGGTACGCCGGTGTATGTCTGTGCTGGGATCCCGAAATGGTCCCATACGCTTCCGACCGGTACGGTCCAGGAGCCTGCGGGCTCCTGTTCGGGCGTCAGTAGCGGGATCGTGATGTCGTCCGAGCCCGTGATGAGTTTCGCCCACTCGTTACCGTTGTCGTTGTCGCTGCCGCCCTGGCTTGCCGTCGTGATCCGGTTTGGTACGAAGAAATATCCGGTCTCAATGTCCAGGTTGTCCAGGACTGGTGCGATCGGCGTGGCCAGGCGGGCAGCTATTGCCTCGTGGTGTCTCCACGTATCTCCTGGTAGTACTTCCTCACACATGATTGGGATCACAAATGATGCATCGAATGCCTGTTTGCGCGTCTGGCGCATCTTGAACAGGCTGCGCGGAACGTCCGCGCCTGGAATGACGGCGAAGTTGTGTTGTCTTGCAGTCTTGTTCCTGAACATCTCTTTTCTCCTTCCTTCTCTTGGTTCCGTGGATTGTCCACGGGTTGTACACATGTCCTCATGTGTACAACCGGTGGGCAATCCTTCTCGCTCTGCGTCTGACGAGCGCCTATGGCGCACGTCGTCAGACGCTCTTAGGCTTTCTCTTCGCGCGTGCGCGCGCGACTTCCGCGCGTGCGTGCGCGTTCTTAGGTTTAGCTCTTGCTGCTTTTTCCTGTCTCTTCTTCTTCACTTCCTCCACTGCCTCTTTCCCTTTCTCTTTCTCTAGCCATCGGTCGTACATCTTCGGCGGCTTCTGTGGCCGTCCGTTAATCACTACATGGTCGTGGTCGTAGACCCACTTGCCGTATTCGGCTAACCAGGTTCCTCCGATGGCTGGATCGCGCGAAGCGAAGCAACGTGGTTGCACTAGCGGGATCAATTCGCCGTCTTCCTCGTTAATCCTCACGTAGGTCTGTTTAGACCGGAGTTTTTTCGTCACATAGCTCGCGGTGTAGCGGGCTGTTTCAAACGTCAGCGCTCCGACGCTGACCATTCCTAGACCCCACGCCTCTTCGAGCATTGGCGAGGTCCAGAGGTGTGTCGGTTGCTCTCGGAGCAACCTTTTCCCTTCAGTAAACGCATGGCCAAAGATGCATGCGTGATAGTGGGGTCGGTTAGTCTTGTCACCATATTCGCCGACGGCGTAGTACCGCAGAGGGCCAAGGTGCCATCTGAGTCTCTTCCAGAACTTTTGCAGGTCTTCATAGTTAAGGCTGCTGTATGCAGGTAGGTGTTCGTCGGCGTAGGTTAGCGTGATAAACGCGTTGTTCTCATGCATCTGCGCTTCATGCGTGATGCGTACTCCCCATTGCATGGCCTGTTCTTCTCGGCAGAGGATGCACTGGCCGCACGGTACGTTGAGAGGCCACCATAGATGCCCGTCCTGGGGCATAGGGCCGAAACGAAGAGGGCCGACATTGTCGGCCCGTCTCCATCCCTTCAGCGGGAACTCGCAGGCCATTAGAGCCTGAAGCCTCCTCGCATGATTTTCTGCGGCGAGTTCACCGCCCTGGTGCGCTTGCGCGCCTTGTTGAATCTCCGTGCGTGCCGCTTACCGCTGATTCCTCTGCGCATACTTTCCTCCGGGTGTCAATGGAAAGGGGGCCTTTCGGCCCCCTTTATTTTCGGTCCGTCAGCGACCGGGACTATCTGCTACTAGATCCAGATAGTCCAGATGACAGCGCCTGCTGTCATCAGTTGCTGCCTATGGCAGCTTAGATGTCGAGTTCGTTACCGTCGTCGCCAGGATCGCTTCGTCCAGGTTCCGCAGGTGACTGCGGAGCCTGCTGAGGCGTTGGCCTCTTCGGACCCTGAGCAGGGCCAGGGCCGGCTCCTTCTCGGCCGCCAGGCGATCGTAGGCGGCCTGGTGGCGTGCCCGCATCGCCTTCAGCTCCTGGAGTTCCCTGCTGTCTGCGTGCCCGAAGACCGTTTCGAACGAAGCTGGCGCAGTTGGCTTTGAAGACGCGCTCCGGTCTGAGGTTGCCCTGGTCGTCGACTTCCCCGATTTGCCAGAGTTCGTAGTGGTCCGGTGCTTGTGCGAGGACATCAGTTTCTCCGTTGACTTGTTTGGCGATTGCCGCGACCAGGTCTTGCTCGCGGGCCACGACGACCGGCACCTGGAAGTAATCCAGCATGCGGTCTCTTATGGCGAAGATTTTGAGCACTTAGGTCTCTCCTTCCTTTTTCGCCGGCGGTGGTGCCGGCGGTGTCAGTTTCTCCCGGAGTTGTTCGGGGGTCAAGTTGAGCAGTTGGTTGATGCTCAGCTCCCTTAGTGGTCCTGGGAGCTTGCCCCTAAGGTTTGGTATCGACCTGGCTCTCCGTATGAATCCCTGCAGGTCGGTCGGCAGGTGTGTCATGTCCGCATAGAAGCCCTGGTTACCGACCGGCGCCTGGCCGGTGGCCATGAACTTCTTGACGATGATGTTTCGGTCGGTCTCCTTGGCTGCGGACTGGTCGGTCAGCGTGGGCAAGGTGTTCTTGGTGCGGCTCTTGGCCTTGTTGGCTTGGTAATTCATTTCACTTTCCTCTGAGCATGCGGATTGTTTGGAGAATGTCTCGGATCGCGCCTGTTACCCGGCTTCCGCCGCCGATCATTGAACTGAACCATTCGGCGGTGACTTCGGCTTCCGGGATCTTAAGCTCGTCCAGGCGTTGCGCGGTCCGTGCGCTGTTTGTTGTGGCGGCGGTGTACTCCGCGCGCTTGCGCTCGGTCTCCATCATGAGCGGCAACATGTCCATGATCTGCTTCTCCTGGGCAACCGTCAGGTCGTACTGACGCTTGAGGTTGGCCCATTGTTCGCCTTTGATCATGTTCTCCAGGCGGGCATTGTCTTCTGCCCATTTCGCCGCACCTGCGGCGCTGGTGGCTTCAGAGTTCGCCTTGTTGGCGTTCGCCCTGGTGAGTTCGATGTTGGCTGCGGCCTGTTGCATGGCGAGTACCTGCATCGGGTTCTTGCTGACGCTTTCGGCGACGCCGCTCCATTCGCGCACAGGTTCGACCTGTGGCGCTTGTACGTTCGGCGTTGACGCTCCTCCTTGGCTGG